ATTCATTTAAAGCAACTCGAACACCACGCGCAAGAAAACCAAAATCATCAGATGCTCAGGTGGCAAAACTTCAGTATTGTACTGAGGATATTGACGCCAAGCTTACTTCAATTAATCCTATAATGGTACCAGGGAAATCTAAGCTCTTCGTTTATAACAGAAAGAATAAGAAATTAATCCAATATGTCACTGAATCAACGGCTGGTTTCGAAGTATCAGGCACATCAATAAAAAACTTTGATGAGAAATTAAGTAAACAGGCAACACTGCGTAAACCTGATGATATACTACCACAAATACTCAATAAGACTGAACTTCAAATTGAGAAGGTGTGGGATACTATTACTACTAAAATAAACAAACCTACAGGAAGAATTAACTCTGACTGTATATTAATGAGGGTATTTTAATGTTAACAGTAGGCGAAACATTCCCTGAATTCTCACTACAGGGAATTGATAAAAATAATCAATTTGTGAGAGTTGGAGTAGATGCAAGTTATCAACCTTTGAAAAAAGATTGGACTGTAATCTACTTTTATCCGAAAGATTTTACCTTTATCTGTCCAACAGAAATTGCTGGTATGGATGTCTTGGTAGAACATGCCAATGTGATTGGTATTAGTGGTGATAATGAATTCTGTAAATTAGCATGGAAGAAAGAGAATGAATTAATAGGTAATATTAATCATACACTTGCGGCTGATTGTGGATTAGGTTTATCACATGCACTTGGAATTGTCAATGAAGAGGAAGGAGTTTGTTATAGAGCAACTTTCATTATTGATAAAAATTCCACAATACAACATGTATCTGTGAATGCATTGGATACAGGCAGAAGTGCAAACGAAGTATTAAGAACATTAAAAGCACTACAAGCTGGTGGACTCACTGGTTGTGCATGGGACGAAGGCGATGAATTTGTCGGTTGAGATAGAAGGTAAAATCATGACCAAAAAGAGATTTTCTCTTGCGGTTGAAAAGCTTGTGGCATCAAGACCAGGCGTGACCTATATTGATGCCGCAGTCACAATTATAGAAGAAAGAGGTATGGATTATTCTAATCTAAAAAGATTATTAACTCCATCGCTGAAGGCTAAAATAGAGGAAGAAGCTTCTAGTTTAAACCTAATCAGAGGTGGCAAAAAGAATAAATTACCTCTATGATAGATCCATTTGAGTCCTATAAATTATATAACGCATTGAAGTTACACTTTGAAACTGATTATGATGCATTAAAATATAATTTTAAAACTAATGTTTCGGCACAATCATTCTTTAAACGCAAAGATAAATACTTCTTTGCTAAAATAGCCAAACATTATGAAAAGGACTTAAAGGGATACTATGTCTCTAATTTCAAACACGGTGTTTCCTATGTAGGAGAAATGGTAAATGAAGTTGGAGAAAGAAACTATAGAGATCATAGGAAAACACTTGAATCAATTTCGCGTGTGTTTCAAAATGATATAAATAAATTGTCTGAACAAAAGATGGAATTTGATGACCTATTCAAATCTGAAGATGGTCAACACCCATTGATTATTCAGCTATGGATGCAAGAAGAGATTACACTTGAAACTGTAGTCATTCTTAATTCCTTAATTGGGTTTATACCTCGTGAATCAAAGAAGATATCTGATACACTTATATGGCCAGATATTAAAAGGAAGATCGAAAAGTATACACCCTTCGTAACCTTCAATAGTACCAAGTGTAAACTTATTTTACTAGAGGGGTTTACAAACATATGAAAATATGTTATAATATAACTTATATTATGTGGGAGTGGATAATTCAGTAATACAATGCAATACAGGAGAAATATATGTCATTTGCAAATTTAAAGAGCTCACGAGGCTCGTCAATCGACAAACTCGTAAAGGCTGCGGAAGCAGTATCTACTAAAACAGAAACTACATCTTATGAAGATGATAGGCTGTGGAAACCTACCAGAGATAAAGCAGGTAATGGTTACGCTGTAATCAGATTTTTACCTGCCAAAGAAGGAGAAGATCTTCCTTGGGTCCGTTATTGGGATCACGGGTTTAAAGGTCCAACTGGACTATGGTATATCGAAAACTCCTTAACTTCTATCGGACAGCAGGACCCAGTGTCAGAGTCAAACTCTGTGCTATGGAACTCTGGTAGAGAAGAAGATAAGCAAATAGCAAGGGATAGAAAAAGAAGATTACACTATGTATCTAATGTTCTTATTATTTCTGACCCAGCTAACCCAGAAAATGAGGGTAAGGTCAAACTATACAAGTTTGGTAAAAAAATATTCGACAAAATCATGGAAGCAATGCAACCTGCTTTTGACGATGAAACACCTATCAATCCTTATGACTTCTGGGAAGGTGCTGACTTTAAAATCAAAATCAGAAAGGTTGAAGGTTGGGTAAACTATGATAAATCAGAATTTGCCACACCAAGTGCACTTTTTGAAGGCGATGAGCAAAGACTAGAAACAGTCTATAATCAACTTCATAATTTACAGGACTTTTTAGATCCTAAAAATTATAAGTCATATGAAGAGCTAAAAACTAAACTCAATAGAGTATTGGGTGTAGATGCAGGATTTGCTGAAACAGATCCATTTGAGGATACTACTCCAAGTGCAGAAGCTCCAGCTATGGCAGAAGTTGATACTTCATTTCCACCAGTAGATGATGGTGATGAGGATGATACACTCAGCTATTTTGCTAAATTAGCAAAAGAAAGTTAAAATTCCAGGAGGGATTTGGGGGAGTCGAAAGGCTCCCTTTTTTTATCTGGTTGCAAGTGATGCAGAAACTAAATCAGGAGCTGATGCATCATTGATTATAATTGTGTCACCACCTTTATTTGAGGTTGATCCACCAACAACAGTATTCACAACATTATTCTTAGTTGTTTCACGTTTACCTTCATCTACTTCTCTTGACACATCATTGAGTTGTTGACCTGATTCTTTTGCCTCTGCCTTTTTCTCTATTTTGGCGACAGATTCATCAATGCCAGTATCCATTTTTAGTTTATTTTTAAATCCTCTAATTCCAGCAGCTATATCATCACCCTTTACTGGAATTTTCTCAGCCAATTTGGCCAAGCCTTCTAAAAGTAATCTTATTGGTAGCGTTAATGTATTAAATATTGAACCAACTAGGACCTTTAAAACTTTTGTGAAATCAAATGAACCAGTATCATCTTTCATAGCATCAAAGAATCCTAAGACTAGATTCTTTAATTTATCAAATAAA